CTGTAATGTCTGTTGGAGATGATGGTAATAAAATACGAGCAGACTCATCTCTATTAATTGCATCATTAAATGTCATTGTAATTGCAGAGCCATCTGGAATTATCTCAAATGCTGAAACAGAATTTTCTAAATCATCTGCATTATAAAGCAAAACATTGTTTTCATAAACTTTTAAAACCTTTTTGGCATCTACCCAAATAGGCAAATAATCTAATCCTTGACCAGTTGTCTGGATTACTTTCTTTTTATAATAAAATTCTACATCGCACACAGAGTCTATAATTGCTCTGGCTAATTCTTCGTTAGATGCATATGCTGCAATTTCGCTTGCAGTATTTCCGTGATCGTTTGGATTAGAATACGGACGAATAACATCAACATAATATTCTACTTGATCAATATCTATTTTATATTCTGTATCATATCTTGAAGATAAATCAATTGATACTTTAGAATTACTATCTGATACTGCTGTTCCTTCTGAAACTGATGAGTCCGCCATATCAGTAATCGTATACTCGTATTCTGTTGCAGGTAATGCAACATCAACAATAGCGACTGCTGGATATGGCGGTACTCTCAGAATTTGCATTTAGCGACCAAACTCCTTGGCTACTTCTTCTGGAGTAGCGAGACGAATGTGGTTACGAGTCAACCATTGCTCTGCTTGTTCTGGTGTGACAATGTTATATCCACGATATACCTTGCCAACTCCGCCCCAACTTACATTCTTTGTAGAATGAATAGCAACTGTCTTGTTTGACTTCTTTGCAATAGTAGATGGTTGTTCAACCTTGCGTTCTACTTGTGTTACACCAATTACACCGTTTGCGACCTGACCTACAGCGCTAACTGTTCCAGATCCTCTGCCCAAATCTGCTGTTGTGATTGTTCCAGCATCCTGAGACTCTTGTGCTGCTGAAATCTTGTATTTTTCCCAAGCACTTGGTTCTTGTGCTGTCTCTTCTACCTTTGTTTCTGGCATAGGAGCCTCTACAACTGGTTCAGAAACAACTGGTGTTTCTACTGGTGCTTCATTGTTTAAATTATTTTCTTCCATTACTTAACCTCCTATGTGAACTATTATAACAGAATACTAAAGATTAAGAGGGGGAGGAGATCTAGCCCCTGCCCCCTCTCAAAGGTTACTGATTACAGATTATGCATCTGAAGCAGCGTCTGCCCACGCAATAGCGTCTTCTTCTTCCCATTGAATACCGAAGCGAACGAATACAGTATATTCAATTGTATCCTTCTTCGCAACATATTCACGGTTTACGACGATATCACGCTGGAAGCCCCAAACACGGTTCTGAGGGAATGTCAAATCGACATATCCATCTGGATAGTAAGGAACTTCTTGGACATCGATACCTAGAACACGAGTTGTACGTGCTCCACCGAATGTCTGGCCAGCACCGTCTAAATAAGACTGGGTGTTAGCGTATGTGTTACCATTCTTGCCAAGTGCTTCAGCGATAGCATCCGACAAAGTACCGTTATTCTTAACGATACCTTGGAATACATCTGTACCTGCATAGAACTTAAGATTGTTCTTAAGTGCACGATACTTACGTGGCATAGCGAGAATGATATCCTGCATTACTGCAGGTGTCCATGCATCATTAGCAACAGTTACTGCTGCTTCATGAGAATCTCCATTATCCTTGTGCTTCTTGATGAAGCCAGGCATAATTGAAAGGAATGGTGCTGTTGAACCATCACCATTAATTGCTAGATCTTCAATATCGTTAGCAAATGCATTTGTCATCAAGCGAACAAGATGATCTTCTAATGCACCACCCTCGACATTGTCTTCTAGTGCTTCAGCAGAAACTTCCCAATCCAAACGGATTTTCTTTGTGGTAAGTTCTACCTTTGAGAACTGAGCGCCAGTGTTGGTGTAGTCACCGACTGCTTGAGCAGCAGCACGAATAACACGCTCTCCAACATTGATCTTCTCGAGTTCCATGGTGTTTGCTCTCATCGTCACACGACGACCATCTTGGGCGAGAACGGTAGCATCCCAAACGTAGTCAATAAAACGACGTGCCTGTTCAGGGCGTAGGATTCCGCTTGCAGCATCA